CGGCGGCACAGTGCAGAAAGTCTTGGGCGGCACAGTGCAGAAAGTCTGGGACGGCGGCACAGTGCAGAAACAAACTGGCGGAATAGTGATTTATGCAGATGGATGTATCAGTGTATGTAATAAGAACTTTTATCGATTGATTACGCCGGAGGAAATGAAATGACACTGCAAGAATCCGTGGCCCAAAACATGCGCAGCCATTGGGATTATGCGCCGGAGCCGGAAGCGGTGATGCGCTGCCCGGAATGCGGGCGATATCAAGGCGAGGGCGACGTGCTCTATTTTTACACGGGCACAGGTGAGTGCGTAGGGTGCTGGCGAGACGTAGAAAAGCACAGTGCAGAGGGCTTTGACTATAAGTGCGGCATGTGCGGGGAGGAAACAGATGGCCCGATTTACACCGTGCGAGGAACAGATATTGTGCTGGGATGCGAAAACTGCATTACAGAGCGCACAGTGGAAGAGTGTCTGTTTTATGGGATTTTGCAGACGATATAACAATTAGGAGGTTTTGATGAGTACTATGAACATTTTTCAGAAAATGAGTGAAGTGAGCAACGAGATTGCGCGTGTTCCTAAAAATTTAACAGTAGGAGTTGGGAAAAATTCCTATAAAGCGGTAGCGGAGGGGGATATTCTCAAAGCCGTAAAAGAGGCAGAATCCCAATTTGGTATTTTTTCTTTTCCAGTATCTCATCGAATTGTTGAGAGCGGAATTAAGAAAAAAATATCCACCTATAATGGAGAAACGACGGAGAGCGAGAACACATTTATTCGAGTTGAGGCTGTGTATCGTTTTGTGAATATGGATGATCCGGATCAATTTGTTGAGGTTACTGCATTTGGTGATGGAATTGACGCACAAGACAAGGCACCAGGAAAAGCTGTTACATATGCGGACAAATATTGTTTGATGAAGGCATACAAGGTGGAAACTGGTGATGATCTTGATCAACAGAGCAGCGATGATTTATCCGGGCATGACATTTGGAAGATTAAGCAGCGGGTGGAACAGATGTTGACAGAAAAAATGCAGCATGGGATGAGTCAGGACCAAATTATTGAATCTATGGGGCTGAACCAGCGCAGTTTCCAGACCTGCATGAACTCATTTCAGAATGTAGCCGCATTTGAATCGAAGTTAAAAATGGTGAAATCAAAGTGATTAGGAACAAGAGCAGAGCGTGGTGGTTTGGAGCAAGCGATACGTCACACATTATGGGAAACTGGGGCACAAAATCATTTGCACGCTGGTGGCTTGAGAAAATAGGTTTGAGAATTTCAAATTATTCCACAATGGCTATGATGGCGGGAACAGCCTATGAACACAAAGTGCTGGATGCTATTGGAGTAAGTCGAAAGGATAGACAGATTCGAAAGTTTACTTTGCGATTGCGCGTAAATTTGGATGGTGAGACGCGCATGAAGATAAGCGAAGTTAAAACGTGGCTTGGAGAAAAAGAAGATTCGTTTTCTGTGAGTAAATCTTACTGGGAGCAATGTCAAGTTGAGATGTACGCAGCAAAAAAGGAATGTCAGATTGTAGCATATCGGGTTACTGAAGACGAATACAAAAATTATTTTTTGCCTATTGAACAAGAGCGAATTTCTTTTCACCCTATCCAATACGACGAAAAATGGATAAATGAGCAATATTTGCCTAGACTTCGATATTTTGTGTTTTGCATGATAAGAAGAAAGTTACCTGGTGTGGAAGAATTTAATGAGAATAAGGAGCTATGGGAATGCAAGAATGGCATTTCAAAGTTGATGGTTTTATGGACATTCTTCCTCGCATTCTTGCAGCGGTAAATAATCTGGACAAAGGGAAGCAGTATGTGCTTACCATCAAGCAAAAGACAAATCGCCGGAGCCTTGATGCAAACGCCTATTGCTGGGTGCTGCTGGACAAGCTGGCGGTGGAGCTTTCCAAAAATGGGCCTGCGAAATCGCCGGAAGAAATTTACCGCGAGACGATACCGCTTGTGGGCGGGAACAGCAAGATAGTGCCTGTGCGCGAGGATGCAATAGATGCATGGAAAGAGATATGGAGCGCCGGGCGCACAGGCTGGATATGTGAGGACATGGGGCCGTGTGCAAACATTCCTGGGTATCACAACATCCGGTGCTTTTATGGTTCCAGCGTATATGACACAAAGCAAATGGCGCGGCTGATAGACCTGATTGTGCAGGAGTGCAGGCAGCTTGATATTGAGACTGCGACGCCCCAGGAAATGGAAAGGATGATGCAGGAATGGCGGTGAAGAAAGGCGGTGCGGAGCTTGACCGCAACGGATATGCGCCCAGCATTGTGCAGGAGGACGCGGACGAGTGCTGCGCTATCTGCTATGCCAACGGAGGCAAAGACCCGCTGAACCGGCACGAGATATTTGGCGGGGCTTACCGCCAAAAATCGAAACGCCTGGGGCTTTGGGTGAGCCTGTGCCATGACCGGTGCCACCAGAACGGGCCGAACAGCGTGCACCAGAACGCAGAGGCAAACCGGGCCCTGAAAGTGCGGGGGCAGAGTGCGGCCATGGAAAAATACGGGTGGAGCAAAGAGGATTTCATCCTGGAATTTGGAAAAAATTATTTATGAGGTGAACAGCTATGGAATATAGAAATTTGGTTTTTGCAAAGCATGGTGAATCTAAAGCGTTTTTATTCACTCTCCCGCTCGAAGAAAGCGTACATAAAATGCAAGAAATTATGGTTGATACCAAGTATGGACATGCACGTGCAATAGCCGTAACGGATAGCTTCATTGTACCGTACCAAATTGCAGATATGATTGCGGAAGGATGCGGGGCATATTTGCCTCTAAAACATGTTATTGGAACGATACGCTTAAAAGAAGTGTGCCATCAATTTGATGGAACTGAGCTGCCATTTTAATTTGGAAAGAACTATTTGGAGGATTGACATGCTGAATGTAATCGCCATTATGGGAAGATTGACCGCAGAGCCAGAGCTGCGCCACACACCAAACGGGGTTGCAACCTGTACCTTCCGCATTGCGGTGGAACGCAGCTTTGCACGCGCTGGAGAAGAGCGCAAGGCGGATTTTATCGACATTGTGACATGGCGCAAGACGGCAGAGTTTGTTTGCAAATACTTTGGCAAGGGCAGCCTGATTGCCGTGAACGGAAGCTTGCAGACGCGCAACTATGAGGACAAGAACGGAAACAGGCGCACGGCCTATGAAGTGGTGGCAGACAATGTGCACAAGGTGAATTGGAACGAAGTTCCAAGAGAAGGCCCCCTGGGGGGCTTTGCAGGGGAAAAGACTTCCGGCAGCACTGGGAAAACGTCGTTTACACCGGCAGCGGGAAATGTAGACATTAAAGATGGGCCGGATGATTTCACGGTGATTGACGAAGATTCGCCTTTCTGAAAGCGGGGTGTGACAGATGGCAAACGATGGATATATCAAGCTGTACCGAAAAATGATGAAGTGGGGCTGGTATACCGACACGAACGCCAAATGTGTGTTTCTGCACCTGTTATTCCTGGCGCAATATGAGACGTGTTTTTTCAGAGGAATAAAACTGGAAATTGGGCAGGCTGTTACATCCATTCGAGAAATTTCGGTGCAAACAGGGATATCCATGCAATCTGTGAGAACAGCAATAAAACACCTAAAATCAACACAGGAAATAACACAATGCACACACGGGAAATTCAGTGTATTTACAATACAAAATTACGCTGAATATCAAGGAGATAACACAGCATCTAACAAACAGGTAACACAGAGCCAACACACTGCTAACACGGAAGTAACACAGACCCTTATATTAAGAAATCAAGAAGTCAAGAAATCAAGAAAAGAAAAAGATATCCCTTACGGGATATCCAAAAAGAAATACGGCGAATTTGAGAACGTGCTGCTCGACGGGCAAGAGCATGGGAAGCTGGTGGACAGCTTGGGCGACATTGGCGCGGCAGAATACATAGAGCGCCTTTCAGCCTATCTTGCACAAACCGGGCACCGGTATAAAAGCCACTATGCCACCCTGCTGAACTGGTGGCGGAAGGATGGAAAGCCTGTGAAGCGGACGCCAGCGCCGCACAGGATGAAGCCGGACGCCGGGCGAGAGATAACGCCTGATATGACGGCAAGGGAGATATTCTGATGCAGAGCACGGAGATGAGCGTGATAGGCAGCATCCTGATGGAACCTGCGTTTCTGGGGATTGCCCGCGGGATGCTGTCACCCCGGATGTTTGAGGACGAAAAGCTGGCAAGAGTTTTTTCCTGCGCGCTGAAGCTTGCAAAGGCAAATTTGCCTATAGACGCCGTGACCGTAACGGACAAGCTGGGCGATGAATACGGGCCGCTGATTGTGGAATGCGCACAGATGGTGCCGACCGTGAGCGAGGGAAATTTTGCCGTATATGCAGGGGCAGTGCTGGACGCATGGCGAGAACGGGAGATACGGGCTGCAGCGCTGGAGATAGCCACGGGAGGCCAGACAGCGGACGAGATGACGGCCAGGCTGGCAGAGCTTTTGAAGCGGCAATATGACATCACCAGCAAGGTGCGGCGCACAACGGAACGCACGTTTTTAGAGGCTGTGGGGGAAACATACAAAAGCCTGTTCGCGCCGGACACGAGCCTGAAAATGGAGCGTGGGGCGTTTGGCATGTTGTGCGACGTGCTGGGAGGCTTGCAGCGCGGAGGCGTGTATGTGATAGCGGCGCGGCCCGGGGATGGAAAAACAGACATAGCCTTGCAGCTTGCGGTGACGCTGGCGAAGGATTACCGCGTGGACTACCGCAGCCTGGAAATGAGCACAGAGCAGTTGACACACCGCATTTTATCCAGGGCGTGCATCATCAACAGCACAAAGTTCAGAGACCACCAGATAAGCGAGAACGAGCAAAAACGCATTGGCATGGTGGTGGATGCCATGAAGGGCCTGCACCTGGTGATGGACGACACGGCAAGCATTTCAGCGGACGATGTGGAAGCGAAACTGGCGACCTCGAAACCGGATGTGATGTTTATTGACTACCTGGGGCTGATGAAGGGAGATACGAGCGGAAAGAAGCCCTTGTGGCAGGTGACAGGCGAGACGATGCACGCGCTGAAAGCCTCGGCAAAGCGGCACAATGCAGTGATTGTGGCGCTGGTGCAGATGAACCGGACCGTGGACAGGCAGAAGGAGCCGACGCTATCCGACCTGCGGGGCAGCGGAGACATTGAGGCGGATGCGGACGCTGTGCTGTTTATGAGGCCGGAAAAAGGCGAGGATTTTTTGAGCGGCGACGATTACTGGCCTGTGCAGATGATTTTGGCAAAGAGCCGGCACGGAGGCGTGGGGCGTGTAGAATACCACTGGCAGCCGCAATATCACCGGTATTTGCCGCTGGTAAAAGGAGAGGAAGTATGAAAATCGTACTGAAGGGCGTGCCGCCGAGCCTGAATCAATTTGCAGGAAGAAAAAACGCATGGGAATACCGGGCCGCAAAAAAGCAGTGGAGCGATGCCGTGTACATAGCCTGTATGGCACAGCGGCCATATGAAACGCTGGAAAAGGCCATGGTGCGCATAGACTACTATTTCCCTGACAGGCGCAGGCATGATGCAGACAACTACTCGGGAAAGTTTCTGCATGACGGGCTGACGCGCGCGAAGGTGATACAGGATGATGATTTTGCGCACTTGTGTACTGCGGCGCATGGGCATGTGGACAGGGAGAACCCACGCACAGAAATTACAGTTGTGAGGATGGTGCCGGAATGAACAGGCAGGAGATGGCAGTGCGTGAATATCTGGCGGGAAATGCGCTTGGCGAGGTGGCGCAAAAATACGCTGTGAGCATGAAGGATGTGCTGGAAGCGGCAGCCAAAATTCCACGGCAGAAGGTGCGTGCCAAAATGCCACGGAAAGGCGGCGCGAACGTAATAACGCAGACCAACATCTGCATGGAATGCGCCAAAGCCTGCGGGAAATGCAGCTGGACGGCGGTGGCGGCAGATGGGGAAACGCTGCTGTGGCAGCCTGTGGAAGGATGGACGGCAGAACCTGTGAAAATAAGCGTGCGCAACGAGAATGGAGTGTACAGGGAAATTGAGACGTATCATATCACCGCGTGCCCGGAGTTTGAGAAGGGGTGAGAAAATGAAGGAAGAGAGAAAGCTGATACATAAAATTGCCACTGCACAGGCGCCGGATTCCCAGGCCGGGCGAAAAAGATGCCCCGGCTGCGTATGGGGCAACAAGGTGTCTGGCGTATGTACACAGCCGAGGTGCATTAAGGGATTGGAGGAAAAAGTAAATGCCAATTAAGAACTATACCACCAAGGTGGATGTGTATGAATCGTTGGGCGAGATTCAGGGTGCCCTGGCGAAAAGGAGTAAAAAATGGGACAGCAAGAAAAAGCAGGACAGATAAACCTTTTTGATGAAATCATAGTGGATAACTTTGCCGGCGGCGGTGGGGCTTCCACAGGCATGGAGTTGGCGGCGGGCAAACCGGTGGCGATCGCCATCAACCATGACCCAGATGCCATTCTGATGCATAAAACCAACCATCCATACACGGAACACTTGCAGGCAAACGTGTGGGATGTTGACCCGGAAAAGGTATGCAGGGGCCGCCCGGTTGGGTTGGCTTGGTTTTCACCGGACTGTAAGCATTTTTCAAAAGCCAAAGGTGCGGCGCTTGTGAATCGGAATATCAGAGGGCTTGCATGGATTGTGCTGCGTTGGGCGGGTACAGTACGCCCGCGGGTGATTATTCTTGAAAATGTGGAAGAATTTGTGACTTGGGGGCCTGTACGCAAAGGGAAACCCATAAAGAAAAAAGCCGGTCAGACGTTCCAACAGTGGAAACGACAGCTTGTGGCGTTGGGCTATGACGTGGAACATCGGGAAATCGTGGCGGCTGATTTCGGCGCGCCAACTACACGCAAACGATTTGTCTTGGTAGCGCGTTGTGATGGGCGCCCCATTGTCTGGCCGGAGCGAACGCATGCGCCACAAAATAGCGAAGATGTACAATCCGGTATATTATTGCCCTGGCGGAGTGCATCTGAAATTATCGATTGGAGTCTACCCTGCTATTCTGTATTTTCCAGTAAAAGCGAACTGAAAGAAAAATATGGTGTGAACGCTATTCGTCCATTGGCAGACAACACAATGAGAAGAGTGATTCGCGGCGTGGATAAGTTTACTATTCGAAGCGGGAAACCATTCATTGTAGAGTGCAATCATATTGGCACAGGGCATATGAAAGATGTCGAATCCCCACTTGGAACGATACTTGCAAAGCACGCCGCAGGAGTTGCCTCCCCGTCTCTTATCCAATATCACACAGAGCAGACAGAACGCGTCCGGGCAAACGGATTGGGAGATCCATTGCCAACCGTAGATGCTGCCAATCGATACGGGCTTACCACAGCGCAGCTCGTTGAATACTTTTTGTCGTTTCACAAAAATTCTATACAGGGAGAAAAGGAGAAATCGTACACCCTGTCTTCAGGTATTACGATGAGTGGGGCGATGAGATTGAAAATGTTTCTCACTGGGTGCCGCTTCCTACACCGCCTGACCGCCGTCCGCCGGAGGGAGAGGAGGAAACCTGATGGACATTGAGAAACTGGACATAAATGCAGTGTGCTTTGGGATTCTTTGCAATTTTACACCTGTATGTGGAGAAGAAAAAGCAAAAGAGGCGGTTGCGCTTATCCGTTCGCTTCAAACTGAAAATGAGAAGTTGCAGGCGGAAGTAGAGCGGCAAAGGAGGAGTGCAGACAATGGACAACACCTCTACGAAAATGCAGAACGGGCATACATGAAAGTTCTGGCCGAGCTGGAGCAGGTGAAGCAGGAGAGGGATGTAGCTATTAAGGAAATTTTCCAATGGACAGGATGTCCTGCTTGCAAACATTGGGATTCTGCTGATAATTGGTGCAACAAGCATGATAGAAGTGCAGATTCTTGTGATGGTTGTTCTACACCAGAATGGCACGGCCTAGAGAAAGCTTAATGCAAATAAAATACGCTAAATCAGTATCAGGCAAATGGCATATGGTGCAAGACCATCCAAGCAATGGATATTGTGGTGCTTGACAGAAGTGTAAATGCGGAAATACAATTTGGGCAGAAGATTTTTCCGAGACAAAATTAGAAGGCAAAATGTGTAAGCATTGAGAAAGGATGGAGAAGAATGGCTGAATATATCGAGAGGGCGGCTGTCGAGAAAATGGCCGAACAACGGTTGATTGATGCAAACAAGATTTTGTACCATCAAGCATGGGAAAGCGGTTCCATGGAGCCAGCAAACGAGGGTGTGGCGCTAATGAGCGAGGTGCAGGCGATGCCCACTATCGACCCCGAAGCTCTGCCCATCGTGCGCCAACTGCGGGAAGAGCTGGAGCGAGTGACAGCGGAGAGGGATGCGGCAATCAAAGAACTGGATGAAGTTACAAGCGAAGTTGACGACCTTGCAGATTTTGTAGACAGAGAAATTCATCCTGTCATTGACTACAACCTGTATCTTGATTTAAGAGAAAATGTGGATGCCGTTTCTATGTTCCAGCACGAGGACGAATGGCGCGGCCTGCACAAGGAGGAATGAGTGTGAGTGATACCAAAAAGCCGGTGTTTAACGCGGACGCGGCAGAAGAGTACTTTTCGGATTTACTGGTATTCTATCGCAACACCGCAAACGATATTTTCAGAAAAGACAACGAGGGGCGGCACGCCTCTAATCAGACCTATTCTGCGGAGTACCAGAAGTATGTAGGCATGCAGATGGCAATGCGTGAAGTACTGGAATATTTCAGCAAATTCGAACTGTAACAGGAGGAATGAGCGTGGAACGGTTGACTGACAAAATGCTTACCGAGGCGTGTAATGACCCTTGGGACTACTGCGGATTGGATGCACATTGCACGAGACACTGCACACAGCCAACTCCGTGCAAAATCCCAGCTCTTGTGCATAGGTTGGCGAAAATTGAAAACATCCTTGGCGACAACTACGACCTTGACCGCCTACGGGAGCTGGTGGAGGCGGATAATGACGGGCGGTTCGGTGGCGCGGCGGTTGCTGGACATACACGGTACAAGAGCCAGCCATTGGAAGTGGCCGAACTAAAACAATGATGCCGTAAGAATTAGAAAAGGAGGCCCAGCCATGACGCGGGAAGAAGCGATTACACAGCTTGATCTTCTGCTAGAATACTGCGAAAGCATGATGACCAGCGAATATCCTGTGTGGAGGCGAGATTGCGAAGCGCTACAAATGTTGATTGCCGCCCTTCGCCCCGTCAGCCGGGAGCAGGTGGAGAAGGTGTGGATGGGGTGCGAGAAGTGTAATGGTGCCGGGGAATACAGCAGATATGCTGAAAATCTGACCAAAATATTGCTCGCAAAGTATTGTCCCCATTGTGGTCGCCCGCTGACGGACGAGGCCGTGGACATGGTGATGGAGAAAATTAACAATATGGAGGAAATGACAAATGAGCATTGATTGCAGATATTTTACCAACGGGACGAAAACCGCATACACATTGAAGCATACTGATACTGGGATGGTTGAGGAATTTGAAAAATTCGAGGAAATCCCGGTAGAAGTTCGAGAGTATTTTAAGCGGTTGACTACGCCGAAGTTCTGTGGCCCTGACCTATCTACCATTCTTGGGTTAAACAGTGTATTTTACCCTGATTGGCCGAAAGCGTGTGAACACCCTGACTATCAGGGGAAACGGTGTATAGCTGAATCCTGTAAGTATGCAGACGAAGCGGGAGGATGGGAGAAATGTCCGTATTTCGCAAAGTAGTGGACATGGTGATGGAGAGGATGGATGCGCTGCATGACACCGAGAACTGATAGCGATAAAAAATGCGAGAACTGCAAGTGGAACAATTTGTTTTGGGAAGAATCTGGTTGCAGCAAGTTCAACGCTATGGAGCCGTGCAAATTTGAGCCAAAGGAGGCGCTGAAAGATGGCAGTACGACCGATTGATGGAAACGAGCTGTATCGAATTGAAAAGCTGCTTGATACAGATATTGTAAGGCAAGACAAAGTAGCGCTCAATTTGTTGGAACAAGTGCTCTATGACATCCAACATGTGCCCACCCTCACCCCGCCGAACGAGTGGGTGAGCGTGGAAAATGTCGTCCCTGACCCTGGAGAGCGCGTGCTTGCCACGGATGGCACATTTGTGGGAGAGGCATATCGGACCAGCGCAAATACCTGGTACCGACACACCGGCTTCCCGTGGCGGGACTGCTTGCAAAGCATCGTCACGCTCTGGATGCCCCTGCCGACGGCTGATAAGGACAATCATGTCCCTGCCAAAGCGCTGGTTGCAGGGTTTAAGGCGCAAAAGCTGGATAGGCTGGAAAAGAGACTGCGGGAGGGATAGGGCTTGACAAAGAAGGAATTTCGGGCGTTGTGGGCTGTGCCGATAGATATAGACGCGCGGCGCAGGAGGATTGAGCGGATGCAGGCCATGCTTGACGATGCGCCGATGGTAGTGGATACAGTGCAGGCCAGCAGCGATGCGCCAGCATACGGAATGCACACTGTTAAAATTACGGGCATAGATACGGCCGGGAGGGCTGAGAAACGCACGGTGCTGGCAAAGCTGCAAGCTGACATGCAGCAGCGAAACAAACAGTACAGGGCAAACTATGCACAGGCGGTGGAGCTTATAGAGGGGATAGAGGACACAGACCTGCGGGCGGCTGTACATATGGCATGCCTGGATGGTGAAGGATGGGAATACATTGCGGCAAGGCTGGGCAAAACAGGCGATGCATGGCGTATGCGGGTGGAACGCTGGCTGGATGCAAACCTTCAATAAAAAATCCCCAGCCTTTTATGGGATGGGGATGTCTTTCATGTCTTTGTTCTTCTCTTGTGATATATTTTGTCATAGTGCTAAAAAATATTTTTCAAGATGTTCGGAATGTTCGAAATGTTCGTTTTTGGTATGCTATAATTATACTGGAGAAAGTGGAGGCTGGACGCTTTCTCACCGTCAGAAAAAGCCGCCCCGTACTTGGGGCGGCCTTTCCTTTTGAGGTTATGCCATGGATTCGAGCACGCGGCGGGCAGCGGCTTTGCCGTTTTCAGTAAGCTGGCGCTGCCATGCGCTTTGTGACGGAGACCAATGGAAGCCGTTGGCTTTCAGCAGCGCGCGGGTGTTTTCACTGGGCTTGCTGTCGAAAACAAGCTGCACGCGCATAATGGCGGAGTTTTCCAGATAGGTGCATCCGTTGTGCTGTTCTTCCTGCGTGGGGGAGGCTTTGACGGCCTGTAAAGAGGCGATACGCTGGCGGATGCGCTTGATATTGGCATTGCTGTTTTGCAGGTCATAGGCGGGATATGGGCAGCCGTAGAGCGCCAGCGGAGAGCCGTCGCCTTTGGCAAACACGCCGGGGCGGGTGAGCCATTCGCGTGTTGCCTGCGAGATGCCGGGGCAACCGTCCAGTGTTTTGTGCTTGCGGTAGTAGGCATTGGCCTGTTTCATTTCAGCGTGGGAAGATTCCAACCTTGCAAGCTTTGCTTGCAGGTATTCCAGCGCTTCCGGGTCGCTTGACTTGACGCCTTGAATGTGCGCGGTTTTGAGCTGGTGGAGATAGTGGTCTGCTTTCTCGAAGTTGGCGCGGTTTGCTTCCCAGGCGGCAACCTGCTTTTCCTTTTTGCGCACTGGGAAATTGGAGGCGCCGGCAATAAGTACAGACGGGCATCGAGTGCCGATGGCGTTTTCCTGGTTGATGGCCTGTGCCAGCTTCTTAGCGTAGCGGTCGAAATAATGCTCGGCACGCTCGCGCTGGGCTTGGGTTTTGCACTTGGCCTTGACTTCTTCCAGCACGGCGGCGGCACGGTCTACCGCAGCGCGGTATTCACTGGTGGCGCTGTTTGGGATGTAGTCGCGCATGCTCATGTTATCATGGGCAAGGCGGGCGGCGGCTTCGTTGATTTCGTAGTACATGGATTAAGCCTCCTTTGCTTCATTCACGTATGCTTGGGCCTGTTCAAGGGTAGGGAACCAGTCTGTATAAATATCGGCCAGACGTCCGTGGTGCCGTTCATCCTGGGGCTGGTTTTCCGCTTGGACGGTGGAGGTAATGGCGGCAATGACGCGGCCGTCATCGTAAAAACTGGACGTAACACAATAGTAGGTATTCATGTTTTTTCCTTTCTGCCCTCGTGACCTCCGGGGCGGGTGATAAATTCAATCGAAGCACATTTCCCGGCAAATGCGGTAATGCTCTTTGAGTTTGTCATAGGCGCGGAGGGTGACGGTATAGGTGTTGCGCTGCTCATCATAGGTGATGCCGCGGCCATGGAGAGGCGGG